AAACTAGTACAAATAAGATTGCAGAATTATATAAAGAAAAATCTACAATAGAATTAGACCAACAAAAGATAGAGGCAGAGGTTGGTCCACTAAAATATATTGCAGAATTAATTTATGGTGATGACGCAAAAGACCACTTTGATGAGGCAGTAAGATACGCCATATTGGTTTTAATATTTGTATTTGACCCATTAGCAGTATTACTATTGATAGCTGCTAACATATCATTAAGGACTTGGAAAAATGCCAGAGCAGAGAAAAAGAAAATTGAAGACGAAGAAAAGAAAAATGCAAAACGCCAAAAAGATTGGCAAAAAGAAGCCGCTAATGCAAAAGCTAGAGCGAAAGACTACCGAGATAAGCAAAAAGTTTATAAAGACTTTTTTGGTAAATTAGGTAAAAGAGATTTAAAGAATAGAGACTATGAAGATTTTTTTAGAAAAATGGGAACTAAAGAACTTCAGGATTTAGGTCTGGATCCTGACGCAATACGAATCAAACTAGACCAGATTATGGAGTGGAATGACCCGAATATTAATCCTACTAGCAATAAGTAGTGTATTAATGGGTTGTGTAAAAACAACCTGTATTAATCACAGCCCTTGGACAACAAAATGTGAGAAAGTGGTTGATTGGAAAGACCCTAAATTCACGTTGATGAGAACCATTATCACTAATGGTGCCAATGCAGGTAAATAACGCTTGACAATAACTATATTATGAGGTATAATGAACTATGATTATGACAGATGATATTAATAAAATAATCCATCCTGATTTACAGATGAGGCGTATTAGAAACGCTGAAGATAGATGTAAGAAAGCAAATACTGATTGGGGTAAAAACTTTTGGTATAATACTTTTAAAGCATTATGTGAGAAGTATGATAAGATGGACTATTTTAGAAAGGCAATACACTAATGAATATATTTTATTTGCATAAAGACCCGGTGATTGCAGCTCAAATGAGTTGTGATAAACACGTAGTCAAAATGATTTTAGAGTCGGCACAATTATTATCTACTTGCCATAGAGTACAAGATGGTACAGAGTGGTATGATAAAACTGCCAATGGTCGTAGAATAAAAAGGTGGAAACACCCTAATAAAAATATAGACGCCTTACTATACAAAGCAGGTTGGGTAAAACACCCTAGCACAATATGGTTATTTGAGTCTGCTTATAATTATATGTGGTTGTATAAACATATGATGGCTTTGAATGAAGAATATAAAAAAAGGTATAATCATACAGACGACCATATTACAATTCAAAAACTAGGTGAGTTGTTAAGACACCCACCTAAAAATGCAAAAATAAATAAGATTGCAACAGACCCACAACCAGCAATGCCTGAATATTGTAAAGTTGATGGTGACGCTGTAGCTAGTTATAGAAATTACTATATACTAGAGAAGAAAAGATTTGCTACTTGGAAAAGTCCAGCAAAAGTACCAGAGTGGTACAAAGAAGGTAAAATTTATGGCAATGAAGAAGAGCAATACATCTAAACATAAAATTTACGAAAGAAATCCTAACACAGGCGTTATAAGATGGCGTTATGTAGGTGAATCACCAGATAAATTTGGATGGCCAAATTATGGTAGAATATTGAAGGAGAAAAAAAATGCGAAGTCAAATAGTTGAAGCAGTAAGAAAACACGCTGAAGGTCATATTGAAAAACATAAAACTAATGTTGAAGTGCTTATGCAAAAACCAGTAGGTATTGGTGAACACGGCGATATTTTAACTGAAATTGAAAAAGAGTTAAAAGTGATTGCTGAGTATGATGACCAATTACAAATGCTAGATAAGTATTTTGTTTATAAAGACCCATTAAAGAGTAATAGTTAATGCCAACATACACTTTTGAAAATAAAAAGACAGGAAAGGTGTATGATGAATATATGTCAATGTCAGATAGAGAAACATATTTAGAACAAAATCCGCACATAAAACAAGTTATCAAATCAATAAATATAGTTAGCGGTACAGGAGGAATGAAAAATGATTCCGGTTGGAAAGATAACTTATCAAGAATTGCAGAGGCACATCCACAAAGTGCTCTAGCAGATAGGTACGGCAAAAAAACAATCAAACAATTAAAAACCAAACAAGTTTTAGAAAAGCACCGTAAAAAAAGGAAAAAATAATGGCAAAAGATATACCAGATTATATGCGTGGTTTTGATATTGATGATGATTGGGGTATAACACCAGTTAGAGAGATACCTAAAAGCGAACCAAGTATTGACCCTAAATTGGTAGAGAATTCAAATTTAGAACTATCAAAGGTAAAATCAGATGTTAGAGACATAAAATCTATGATGAATGAGGTTATGCAAATCGTTGCTGATAAAGAATCAGTATCAAAAGAGATAAGTGATGAAGATGTTAAAACAAGATTTAAAGATGTAGAGAAATTAATATTACCATTTCTTTACAATTTAATGAAGAGTGATGAACCTTATATACATTGGCCAAATAGAACGCCAATAATTAAGGCACAAATAGAAAAGTTGCTAAAAATAACAAGAGGATAATATATGAACCTAAAAGAACAACACAAAGAAATGAAAAGAGAAGTTGAAATTTTAGAACAGAAACGTAGAGTAGATAGAGGTAGCGTTTCTTGGCAATTGTTAAAAGAGGCAAAGAAACTTAAATTAAAAGCAAAGGAAAAACTAAATGAAATTAAGTCCTAATTTTAGTCTTAAAGAAATGACTGCTTCACAAACGGCTATTCGTAAAGGTATTAATAATAACCCTAGCGAAGACCATATGAATGCTTTAAAAGCATTGTGTGAAAATGTACTACAAAAGGTTAGAGACCATTATGGTAAAGTAGTTACCATATCTAGCGGGTATCGTAGTCCAGATTTATGCGAAGCAATTGGCTCAAGCAAAAATTCACAGCACGCAAAAGGCCAGGCGGCGGATTTTGAGGTGTTTGGATTGAGCAACGCTGAGTTAGTAAAGTGGATTTCAGAGAATTGTGAGTTTGACCAGATGATATTGGAATTCCACAATTTAGACGAACCTAATTCGGGGTGGGTACATTGTTCTTATCGTGCTGACGGTGAAAACCGTAAACAAATATTGAGAGCATATAAGAATGAGAGTAATAAGACTTGTTATGAGTCATATGTACCTAGTTGAAAAGAAGACCGGGATAAGTTAAGAGAAAGTCCCGATTTAATAAATGACCATTTAATGATGTACAGGTCAAATTAGACTTGCCAATTATGAAGTGGTGCTATATAATAACTATATGAAAGAATTAAAGAAGATAATATTAGCAATAGTTAGTGTCGGTGGATTTTTACTGGCACTAGCTATCTTACTGAACTATATGCAAGGAACATTATAATGGCAAATTTTGTACAATTAGACCAAAGCAAATTCCCTAACACAAAGGGAATGAATCAAAACGGATTTAGATTTTATCAAATTGATGGTAAAAATTATCCATCAATCACCAGTATTTTATCAATACAGAAAAAAGAAGGTTTAGAAAAGTGGCGTAAGAACGTTGGCGAAGAAGCGGCCAAATGGGAAATGGCAAGAGCGGCACGTAGAGGTAAAGCAACACATACACTTGTTGAACAATTCCTAAAAGGTCAACCTCAAACTATAAATGATGTATTGCCAAATGGTATGTTCAGATTATTAAAACCATATCTTGAACAGATTGACAATATTCATTGTTTAGAAAAAATTATGTTCTCACATAAACTGACCCTTGCTGGTCAAGTTGATTGTATTGCAGAATATAATGGTAAATTATCTGTAATTGACTTCAAGACGGCAAACAAAGAACGTATTGATAGTTGGAATGAGTCATACTACTTACAATGTACTGCTTATGCAATTATGTATGAAGAGCTATTCGGTAAACCAATAGAACAAATTGTAATTTTACAAGCAGGCGAAGATGGCAGTTGCAATAGTTTTGTAAAACAGAAAAAAGATTATTTGTCTCAACTAGAGAAAGCTATTAAGGATTTTTATAAATATTATGAAGAACTTAATAAAGCAAAAATAAATCAATAATCAAACCTTATTAAGTCTCACAGGAGAAAAAATGCAGAAAATAATATTAGCATTGCTCATTAGCTTAGGTGTGTTTATCACTCAAGCAAAAGCAGACCACGATACTCAAGCAGAGTTAGAGAATCCAGGTATGTACGGACTAGCGCCGTTAGGTTTACCTGCTCAATGTGGTCCTAGTGAGGTCGTGAATCAGTACATACAAAGGTTTGATTTTAATCCAGAGACGTTTTCAGTAGCGAGAGAAGGCGCAAAAGCCGATAATCCAAGCGCCTACTTTGTATATACGTTTGTGTCAAAAGATAGAAGTCAACACCTTATTGTTTTAACAAGTCCAGATGGACTAGAAAGCTGTATAGTATCTCACTCTTTTGACTTTACATATGCACACAAAGAGCGAACATAGAATTACTTGTTGACGTAAAGTATAATACGTATTGAGGACGTGGGTGCAACTCCCACCACCTCCACCATAAACACATTTTGGTGTGCTTATGGGGGGTGTGGTAGGTTCGACTCATACCGAAAAACTTTAAAGAGAGTAATAGTTGGCGAACTTAAACGCAATTTAAATGGCAATTCTAATTTTGCCCTTGCTGCCTAATTTTAGGTAACGGAGTTTGTGGTGTACTTGGCAACAGAAACACCACGCTTTACATTTACTTTAGAATATGATATATAAGAGATATGAATAGTAAAGAATTCACACAAAAAATTTTAGATATAGTAAAAGATAAAAAACCTATTACTCATATTGAGGCAATAATTCACTATTGCGAATCAAACAATATTGAGGTAGAAACCACAACAAGACTAATATCAAAATCACTTAAAGAAAAAATCAAAGCAGAAGCCTTGAATGCTAATATGTTAAAGGTTAAAAAAGGTGGTACTTTACCTGTATGAATGGTTTAGAGTTTTTATATCATTTATTATTTGTAGAGGTAGATAAAGGTCTATGGGGTATAATATTATTAGGTGTGTTTTTTACCATTATAAGTATTATAGGTGATTATGGTTATGATGAAAATAGGGATAAACATTAATGTATGGTGGATTTGATGTATATAAAGTGTATCTTGGTGTTAAACTACACTTCACAACAGACTCATACGATTATATAAGATATGGCGGTAAAACAAATGCTAAACTGGATACGTTCACTAAAAGAAAAGATAG